GGAATTACGATTCCAGATATTCCTGATGATGTTGCACCAGATGCACCAGAATTAAAGGCAATGGTTGAGAGAATTCGTGCAGGTCAAAAGCCTACCGAAAAGCCTATGGCTTCTGCTCAACCACAACTGTCTGCTGCTGATGTGGCGGTTAGTGCTGTAAAGAACTTTCCTAGTTCTGTTGGCTCAATGCTTGGTGATATATATCAAGCGGTATCTAGCCCTGTTCAAACAACTAAAGCTGTTTTAGACCTTGGTGCTGGCATCCTACAAAACGCACTACCAGAACGACTTGTCCAAGCAGTAGGTGAAGACAAAGCTAGTCGTGATTTAGCGGCTAAAGTTGGTCAGCACTATGTAGAGCGTTATGGTAGCGTAGAAGGTGCTAAACGAGCATTGGCTACTGACCCTGCTGGTGTTATGGCTGACCTATCTACTGTCCTTACAGGTGGTGCTATGTTGCCTACAAGGGCTGCACCTGCATTAGCTACTGCTGCTCGTGCTGTTGACCCTTTGATGTTGGCTGCTCGTACTACTGGAAAGACACTTGATGTTTTGGGTGGTGCTACTAAAGGTGGTCTTGGATTGCAAACTGGCGTAGGCACAGAAGCAATCAATCAGGCTTACCAAGCTGGTAAAACTGGCGGTGAAATGTCTGATTTGTTTAAGGCTAACTTGCGTGGTGAAGTACCACAATTAGATGTTCTTGATGCTGCCAAACAAAACTTAGCAAAAATGGCAATGGAAAGAAGACGTATTTACAATGAAGGCATGAAAAACATTAAGGGCGATAAATCTGTTCTTTCTTTTAAAGGTATTGATGACACTGTAAAACAAGCCTTAAATGAAATTTCATTTAAAGGACAAATTAAAGACGATATTGCTTTTGAGAAATTAACAGAAGCACAAACAAAAGTTAATAACTGGAAAAACTTAGACCCTGCCGAGTTTCATACACCAGAAGGTTTAGATGCTTTAAAACAGCAAATTGGCGGTATTCTTGCAAAAATACCTTATGAGGAAAAAACTGCTCTAACTTTGGTTAATCAAGTTTATAACGGAATTAAATCTGAGCTTGTTAAACAAGCACCAACTTATTCAAAAACAATGAAGTCGTATTCTGATGCAACAGATACGATTCGTGAAATTGAAAAGGCTTTGTCTTTAAACAACAAAGCAACAGCAGACACAGCAATGCGTAAGTTGCAGTCTTTGATGCGTAACAATGTTAATACAAACTATGGTCAGCGTTTAAATCTTGCTACAGAACTTGAGCAAGCTGGTGGCAAACAAATGATGCCAGCATTGGCAGGTCAAGCACTTTCTGAGTGGACACCAAGAGGACTACAGAGAGCAACTTCAATTCCTACTGCGTTTTTAGCGCAAGGTGTTGGTGGTTTACCACTTGCAGGTGCTTCATTGATTACATCATCTCCTCGTTTGATGGGTGAAGCTGCTTTTGGTGCAGGGCGTGTTGCTAAAGGTCTTTTAGATGTTCAAAACAGGATGCCAGATATAGACTATCCAACAATGTTCAATTTGTTGTACCAAGCACAACAACCAATGAAAATAGATTTAACTGGTATGGCTAACCCCGACTAAGGACTAACATGGCAAAGACCAAGATTTCAGAATACAGCAGTACCGCTAATAACAATACTGACATTAACAGTATTAACTTAGCGGAGGGCATGGCCCCATCCTTAGTCAACAATGCTATCCGTCAGTTGATGGCTCAGTTGAAGAACTTTCAAGATGGTTCTGCTGGCGACAACGTAACTGTAGGCGGTAACTTATCTGTTACTGGAACATCCACTCTGACAGGCACTTTAACGGCTACTGCTGGTCTGTCAGGCCCACTCACATCATCGTCTGCCACTATCACTGGTGGAACAATCAATGGTGCTGTTATCGGTGGTTCTTCTGCCCAAGCTATCACAGGAACGACAGTAACTGCCTCTACAGGCTTTGTAGGTGGTTTGACAGGTAACGTAACTGGTAACACTACTGGTACGCACACAGGTGCTGTAACTGGTAATGTCACAGGTAACCTGACAGGCAATGTCTCTGGTAACGTCACAACAGCTACTGGTACTTCTACATTCAACAATGTCACGATTGATGGCACATTGGATATGTCCTCTGGGACAGTAGGAACAATCACAGGATTGGCTACACCTACCAATGCATCAGACGCAGCCACTAAGGGTTATGTAGATACAGCAGACGCTTTGAAGCTGAATCTAACTGGTGGCACTTTGTCTGGTGCTTTAGCTATGGGTACAAACAAGATTACAGGTCTTGGTACTCCTACGGCTGATGCTGACGCTGTAACCAAGGCTTATGTAGACGCTATTGCCCAAGGTATTGATGCCAAAGCGTCTGTGGTTGCTGCTTCTACTGCTAACCTTACGTTGTCTGGCGCACAGACCATAGACGGAGTTTCTGTTATTGCAGGTGACCGAGTATTGGTTAAAGACCAGACCACAGCATCTGCTAATGGCATTTACTTGTGTGCTTCTGGTTCATGGACTAGAACAACTGACGCTGATACATACGCTGAATTGGTAGCTGCTTACACCTTTGTTGAAGGCGGTACAACTAACGGAAATAACGGATTTATCTGTACTATTGCAGCAGGTGGTACTTTAGGCACTACAGCGATTACTTGGGCGCAGTTCTCAGGTGCTGGTCAGGTGGTTGCTGGTACTGGCATGAGCAAGACAGGCAACACGCTTAATGTGAATACTGCATCAAGCGCACGAATTGTTGTTGGTGCTGATGAGATTGATTTGGCTACAACTGGCGTTACTGCTAGTACATATAAGTCTGTAACTGTTGACGCATTGCTATTGCGATGGGTACGTCTAAGATTACTGGCATGGGTGACCCTACCAATGCCCAAGACGCTACCACTAAGACTTATGTTGATGGCATCTTAGGTAGTGCAACATCTGCTGCGACAAGTGCTGCTGCTGCTGCGACTTCAGCCTCTAACGCTTCAACGAGTGCATCAAATGCCTCTACAAGCGCAGGAAATGCCTCTACAAGCGCAACGGCTGCTGCTGCTAGTGCTACGAGTGCATCTAACACTTACGATGCCTTTGATGACCGATATTTAGGTTCTAAGAGTTCTGCACCATCTGTAGACAATGACGGAAACGCTTTGCTTACAGGTGCTTTGTACTGGAATACATCCACTAGCAATCTGTTCGTGTGGACAGGTTCTACATGGACTAACGCTGCTTTCACGGCAGGTGGTTTTGCTACTTTGACAGGTACAGAAACCCTGACAAACAAGACCCTGACAAGCCCTGTCCTGACAACTCCTCAGTTGGGTACACCTGCTAGTGGTGTTTTAACCAATGCTACAGGTCTTCCTTTATCTACTGGTGTAACAGGAACACTTCCTATCGCCAATGGCGGTACAGGTGCATCAACTTTGGCAGGGGCTAATATTCCTGTTGTCAATGTCGCCAACAGCTTTACTGGCACTCAGACTTTCTCAGGCACTTCATCAGCTACTGCCATTGTTCTAAACGATGCAGCAGAGGTGGCAACAGTATCAGCAACTGCGGCTACAGGAACGATTGCTTACGACATTACAACTCAGTCAGTCTTGTACTACACAAGTAACGCAAGTGCTAACTGGACAGTTAACTTCAGAGGCTCTAGCGGTACTTCACTCAACACTTTAATGAGTACAGGTCAATCAATGACTGTGGCTTTCTTGGTGACTCAGGGTGCTACTGCTTACTATAACTCTGCTGTACAAGTTGATGGCACTACATCTGGTGTCACGACACGTTGGTTAGGTGGTGCGCCTACTGCTGGTAATGCTAGTGGAATAGACAGTTACAGATTTCTTTTACTGAAAACTGGAAGTGCAACTTTTACAATTCTTGCTTCTGTAACACAGTTCAAAGCCTAATGAATACCGCTTACGTTTACACGCTTACTGACCCTAGAAATGGGATGCCCTTTTACGTTGGTAAGGGGCATGGTAAACGTTGCGAGGCTCATTTGGATGAGGCTAAGTATTACACCAAACGCAAGTCAAAGAAGCTAAATAAAATTCGCAAACTTATGTCACTTGGTATGAAGCCAATTATTACCAAAGTTGAAGAAAATGTTTCAGATGCACAGGCTATTGATTTTGAATGTTTTTTAATTGCTGAAATGCGTGATATTGGAATACCATTGACCAACATGACAGATGGTGGTGATGGTGCTCAAGGTTACAAGCATACTGAAGAACATAAAAAATATGTAACTCAGTTGTTTAAAGGTCGCATAGTTTCTGAAGAAACAAAACAAAAGATGCGAAAACCTAAGTCTGAAGAAGGTAGGGCTAATATTGCCAAAGCTAGATTGACTACAACTTATAGACCATCTGAAGAAACAAAGCGTAAGACTTCCGAGGCTTTAAAGGGAAGAATAATTACAGATGAACATAAAGCAAAAATAAAAGCAGGTTTAACTGGTAAACCTAAAGCAAAAATAGAATGTCCTCATTGCCAAAAACTAGTATCGCCAGCAATGGCAAAGCGTTGGCACTTTGATAACTGTAAAGATAAGGAATAACAATGCCGTTACAAGCTACGAGTGGGGCTGCATCCTACGATGGGTTCGGAGGAGGTGTTGTTGCTGAACCAAACTATATAGAGTCGGTGTTTAGCACATACCTTTACACAGGCACAGGCGCATCGTTGACCATTACCAATGGCATTGACTTGTCTACTAAAGGTGGGTTGGTTTGGACTAAGGCAAGACCCGCACCAGTAGGGCACGGACTTGTGGATACCGCCAGAGGTGGTACAAAACTACTTCAATCCAACACAACAGCGGCAGAAGACACGTTTTCTAGCTACATCACATCCTTTAACGCCAATGGCTATACGCTTGGGGCAAGCGGTGTGTTGAATGACGTCTATAGCATGGTCTCATGGACATTCCGCAAGCAACCAAAGTTCTTTGATATTGTGACTTGGACTGGTGATGGAACAACCAATAGGGCAATCCCACATAATTTAGGTTCTACTCCTGGTTGTTATATTGTTAAATCTACAAGCGCTGCTACTGATTGGATTGTGTGGCACAGAAGTCTTACTGGAAATTCTTATAATTTGGTCTTAAACACCACCGCAGCACAAGCTAACTATGGTCTTTTTAGTACAACAGCACCAAACAGTACTAACATATATCTTGGTACAGCATATCCCGCTTATTACAATGATTCTGGTCAAACCTACGTAGCCTACCTATTCGCACATGACGCAGGAGGCTTTGGCCTAAGCGGAACAGACAATGTAATTTCGTGTGGGTCTTATACGGGTAATGGTGGAACACAAACAGTTACTCTTGGGTACGAACCACAATGGGTCTTAATTAAAAATTCTGATGGTGGCGCATCTGGCACTCTCAATTGGAACATCATTGACAACATGCGTGGTATGCCTGTTGGTAGCAATGACAATGTACTTTTTCCAAATACAAGTGATGCTGAAGTTTCTTCTCAACGTGTAGCACCAACTGCAACGGGATTCACAATTAGCAGTGCATCAGGAAACTTAAATGATAATGGCGCAGTTTACATCTACATAGCCATTCGTAGAGGCCCAATGAAAGTGCCTACAAGTGGGACTAGTGTGTTTAGTCAAACTCTTACAAGTTCAAATGCAAACCCATTAACAATCACAACTAATTTCCCTGTTGATATGACAATCAATAGATATACAGGGGAAAGTTCAAACTATGTATTTGATAGATTAAGAGGAGCAAATGCATCTGCGGTAGGCACTACAGCACGTTACTTAAAAACAGAAGCAACAAGTGCGGAAGCGGTTATTGGCACTATTGGCGACAATATGCAAAGTAATACTACGTTGATTGACAGGTCGCTACTTGCTGGAACTTCAGACCCTAAGATTTACTATAGTTTTAGACGTGCGCCTAGCTTCTTTGATGAGGTTTGCTATACAGGGAATCGAGGGGCTGGTACATCTCCGCAAACAATTACGCATAACTTAGGTGTTGCGCCTGAATTTGTCATTGTTAAAGCCAGAACTGGCACATTTGATTGGTGGTGTACTTCTTCATCTTTGGCAGCTTTTAATGTTGGAAGATTAAATACCACCGGCGCATTTTTTACTGATTCTGCTACCCCTTATATTTATGACTTAACATCTACGACATTCAGTGTTGGTGCTAGAAATCAAACAAATGGAACTGGAACGCCTTACGTTGCCTACCTATTTGCCACTTGTGCAGGTGTTTCCAAAGTAGGCTCATACACAGGCAATGGGACAACACAAACTATTGACTGCGGTTTTGGTGCGGGTGGTGCAAGGTTTGTTTTAATCAAACGCACAGACTCAACTGGTGATTGGTATGTATGGGATACAGCCCGTGGAATTGTGAGTGGCAATGACCCTTACTTACTATTAAACAGCACAGCCGCTGAAGTAACAAATACAGACTACATTGACACCTACAGCGCAGGGTTTGAGATTAGTTCAACTGCGCCAGCCGCTATCAATGCCTCTGGTGGCACATTTATCTTCTTGGCTATCGCATAAGGAACATCATGCAAATCAGAACACAATCAGGACAAGTCATGTACGAAGCAGAATTTCGTGCATACACAAAAGCCAATGGTGGCCCATCATGGGATACAACAACAACTGAAGTCTTAGAGGCTTTGGGTGCTGATGTAGTCTTTGAAGGCGCACAAGCTACTGGCGGTACTGTTTACCAATACTCTCAAGCCTCTGGTGTTGAGCAGATTGATGGTAAGTGGTACACCAAATATATCCTTGGCCCTGTGTTTGCCGATACTACTGTCGATGGCGTAACAACTACAGCCCTTGAGCATGAGACTGCTTACAAAGCAATTAAAGATGCTGAACAGGCTAAGAGTGTTCGTGCTTCAAGGGATGAGAAACTAAAAGACTGTGATTGGACACAAGTAGCTGATGCTCCTGTTGACAAAGCAGTATGGGCTACCTA